TCTAATGCGTGAGGATAAATCACTCCTTCGCTTTCCATCGGGTTCTCACAGTAACCATCTTCATCAAAAGTATTCAAACTATTATCACAACAATTATATTTATCTGTTGTCGGTTTTAATGTGCTAAAACCTTCCATCGCATAAATCTCCTGTGCTATAAATCCTACGTCGTCTGTTCCATCTTCAATCCAACGAAACTTACGAGGTTGTGCTGTTTTTAATAATTCCCAACAACTATCCATATTTTCAATATTTTCTTTTAATCTAACATCACTACTGGTGCGGTATTTTACTTTACTTCCACCATCTCCGTCTATACGACCTCTCGCACTATCAGTTTCGCTTCTGAAATTAATACAATTATTATTATTATCAATTGCCCTCATACACATCCCCTCACTTAACTTACCCGAGTTTCTACATTGAATTTGAATAACCCCATTCCCCGCTGTCTGTCCGTTTCCCGTCCCCGCATCCATCAATAATAAACCTTCACTTATATTTACTGCCGTATCACTTGACCCCGTTGTTGATATACTATTTGCGGTATCTACCAGTAATTGGTTGGTTGTTATTTTTGCTCCAACATCTATATCTTGCGTTATTGGTTGGGTTAGTGATATAGTTGAGGCAAATGTAACCGCACCATCAAAATATGCTGTTCCCCCAAATCGCATACCATACACATCTTGGAATGTTCCGCCTCCTTTAAAATACCAATTTCCATCCGCACTCATCGTTGTATTCTCGCTTCGGGTAGAACCATCAGCATAATTTGAAATTAACATACCACCTATGTTAGTAGTAGCATTTGTAACCTTACCTGCTAATTCAAATAAATCATTTGTAGCAGTTAAATCATTATCATAATTTTCAAATCTTAATTGTGCTTGACGGACTGCTGTTGTTCCGTTCCTCGCTCCCCGTATTGTGACCGCCGCATCAACACCAACATCAGAAGCGGGTTTTACTAAAAGTTGTGTAGTTGTATCATCTGTAATTTCTAATCGTTGCGGAATTGTTATTGTTGAATTGGTGTTGGCGAAATCTAATGAAAATTCATTTGAACCATTTACGGCAAGTCCCCCATTTGCTAATGCGGTATAAGTTCCACCTCCACTCGTTGCCGATATTACACCCGTTGCCGATATTGAAATATTTGTTCCAGCATTATCAGTATCTGTTAAGATATTTTGTTTGCTCTCTATTTCTGTTTGTATATTTGTAACTACTCCACCATTTACGTAATTCATCGTTCCGCCCGTTATTGCTGACGACGTTGTTATTGCTTGGGAGATTGTTCCATCAAATGAAATTGTGTTTCCCGTTATATCTATACCATCCCCTGTGGATAGGGTTGCTTGTTTTCCCGCAATCGCTGTTGTGTTTGTATCTATTTTGGTTTTAACGTCAGTCACTACACCACTATCTATATATTTCAGAAAACCTGCTTGTATTGTATTCGTAGCACCAGTTGTTATATCTTGTGATATTGTTCCATCAAATGTGATGGTTGTCCCCGTAATATCTATACCATCTCCTGTGGTTAGGAGAGGATTATAATTGTCTAACAAATATTGATATATTCCTCCACCATAAATTAATTTATTACTACCGATAGTTATACCAGCATCATTATCTACATTTATAGATAAAAAATTTGGGGTTACGGTGGTTGTCTTAATTAGTGTTATTCCATCAACACTAAAAGCATCTTCTTTGTTTGCTATTGATGCGGTGTTCGCCGCAATCGCTGTTGTGTTCGCAGAAATCGCTGTATCAAAACCCGAGATTGCCGATGTGTTCGCCGCAACACCAGCAGTAGCATTTTGTAGTTCAGTATTTACTATGGTTGTCGCTGTGAGGGTGGTTGCCTTAAATGTATCTACTTTTAAATCTTGAACGTCATCACTATTGGTTACATTCTTGCTTTGGAATGTATTTTGATTAAATAATGTTTTACTCATATTATATTATATATTGATATTATATATGGAGGACTATACTAAATACACTTTGGAAGGTGCTTGTTCTTTTTTTATTATAGTATTAGCGTATAGAATATATAGATTAAAATGTAAAACGTCCAGTAAATGTTGCGACGACCATATAGATGTGGAGTTAGAAAATGGAGGGGTTGAGATGTAAAACCCAAAAACCCAATTCTTGCCCCCTGAAAATACAAAGTGTTAAGGGTAGAGGTTTATATAGAGGGTTGTGTAATTGGGGGGGCAAGATTTGGGTTTTTGGGTTGTGGGGGTTCGGCGTTCATTTCCAATATTGTTTCTCCTGATAATGGTTGCCTTACGCAGTCTATCAATCCCCAACATAAACTTATATTTTTACATCTTGATTGCTCTGCTGTTTTACAAAAAGATATTACAAATCCTATCACCATACCACACAACGCAAGAAGTCCTGTTTCAGTAAGAGAAATACAACTCATATATATTTACTTTTTATTTTTTTTCTTCTTCTTAATACTACCATCGTGGAAGTGTGAGATTGCGTGGGCGTGAATACCCTTTTCTGTGAAACGTTTTGCTCGTCCTAATGCCGACCCTTTTTCTACCATATTCTGTAAAAAAGATTTTCCTTTATCGGGGTCGTGTTTTATGCTGTGAGTTTTCACTTTACCAAATGAAACATTACCACTTAAAAAACCAGCACTTACGGGGTCATTTTTTATTCTATGATTTTCTACTTTATTATCTAATTCTTTTTTCACTTTCGCAGATACAGCACTTCCATTACTAAATACGGGATGTGCCGCCGCATTAAATGTTTTAGCAGAAGTTAGATGCTTTCTTACCTTTTTACTATTGGCGATGGTGTGGTTTATTGTTCCGCCACCAAGACTATGCCCTCCTAAATGTAGTGCGGAAGTTGGTTGAAGTGCTTTAATTATAGAATTGGTTTTATTTCTTCGGCGTTTCATTTTTGCGTCGTGTCCTCCTAAACCAACAGCGGTCATTAAATCTGCTGTAATATCGTTATGATTTTTATTACGGCGGTCAGTATTTACTTTTGTCCCCCTATGTGCGATAAAAACATTATTGGGGTCGTCTTTGTGTTGGTATGCCGTAACCTCACTATTTGAATGTTCGCTATTGACTACATATCCAGTCTGCTCTACGTGCTTATTCGCATTTGCGACCCTCTGCGATTTACTAACACCTTTTTCTCCAAGTTGATATGCCGCTTGGGTTAATAATGCTGAATGTTCTCGTGATGGGTTTTTTTTTTCCATAATATATTATTGAAACATATTATTGAAAAATTATTTTAGATTTAGACAGCAATAGACCAGGTAAGAGTATTAAGGTCAAGAGAGCAAAGAATGGTGTGTTCGCCGAAAACATTAACTACGTGGTCGGCAGTAGCGGCGGCAGAATATTCCATAGTAAGTTGGACGACTTGTCCGATACAATTTACACCAGCGACCAAACCAACGGAACTCTCGCCACCAGCAACACGCTGACTTTCAAGGTCAAGGTCAATAAGGAACGAACCAGTAGTTCCAGTCGCAGCACCTGTGCCTTCAAGAATAGCGAAACCACCATCTACCTGAATTGAACTATCGTGCGACCAAGCACACAACGCCCTCTGTGAAATAAGTGCCTCCGCAAACGGTTCAGCACCAGCACCTGTGATAGTTTCAGCAACACCCAAATCTTGGACGTCCCTCATAGGGTATTTTACACCACCAATCGTCACGAAAAATCTATTTAAGCGGAGGCGGGAGCGATTACCAACACTATTTCTTGCGGCAGTAACCGCCTGTAATTGCTGGGCGATAAGAATACGATTAAGCGAACTCATACTAAAACCAAGAGTGGCGACAAGGGAAGTAGCGGTATTGGAAAGCGACGCTTGGTGATGCTGGTAGGAGGGCATCGCAATTTTGAAAGAACCGCCCGAATTAGCAGCGACCATACTCATTACATCCGACCCCAATTCCAAATTATAAGTCACAAGAGCAACATCTGTGATAGTAACTTCGGCATCAGTCGCAGCACCAAGCAGACCACGAGCGGCAGTATCAAGGATTAAACGGATACGAAGTCTATCCCGTGAAATTAATGGAAAATAACGATTACACATAAGCGGTGTGAGGACAAGCGGGAAGCACACTTGGCGACTGGTGTTATTAGTGTGGGTAATAGTAGCACCATCAAAATCACCACCAGCACCGAAAAGACGCTGACCCGCATTATCACGGAAACTTTTGGATGTATCAAGCGAAATCATCATTTCGTATAGAGTATTCCAATTATCGCACGAGAAAAGTGTCTGACCGCCGAGTTCCAGCACAATTTGTTTAATACAAGATGGGAAACCGCCACCGTGAAACGTAATATCAGCACCGTCGCCATTATTAACAGTCGCCTTAATATACGAAGACTGGAAATCACAGAAGGTGTTATTAAGATTGGCGGGAAGGTCAAAAATAATCTGCGAGTTCATCGTGTATGTTCCGCCATTATTTGTTGGAACAATCTCATTTCTAATAGCACGAGAAGACGACGCTCTTGGAGGGACTTGGGAATAATTCAAACGTTGGGTTGAAGCACTCATTATATACTATACTAATATATAAAAAATTATCTCATTTTATATTTTAATATTCGTTTCTAAAAGGCGGGTTTATATTCCACCGAGTAAATATTCTTTTGTAAAACTTCGGGTTTAATATATTCAAACTTTACTGTAAAATGTCCGTTGTCTTTACTCGCATCAGCGAAATCGTGTAATTCTTTATCTTCATCTACAAAATATAATTTAAGTTTGCTCGGTCTTGCTGGTGTTAATAATCTAATTGCTTCGGGTGCTTGGTAAGTAGTAGAGAATGTTAATGGGTCACCTTCTCCCCGATTACAAACAATATTTCCTAAAACTGCTAAATCTTGAATACTATCTTCAAATTGATTAGTGCCGTCGTATATTTGAGCGACCGAACCATTAAATCCACTCTGCGTCATTATGATATTATTATCGGCAATTACTCTCGGCATCGTCGCATCTACAATACTCATCATACATACGTTTCCTCTATCTTTAAAATAATACGCTTGTGGAGGAATATCCCAAACCATCCGCCCATTATCTAAATCAGTCTCGGGGTGTTCCGCCGCATCTGCCGTCCAAAATGTGATATAATCGCATATTATTGTTGGGTCGTAGTCCATCATATATTATATTACAAATATTAAAAATCTAATACTTTTTAAACTTCGGGAAACGCTGGTTTGTATTCCGTAGAGTAAATATTATCTTGTAGTTTCTCGGGATTTACATACTCAAACTTTAATGTTATATGTCCTTCATCTTCCATCTCTGCTTCTCCCGCCGATATATCAAAAGCACGTTTATTATCTTTAAAAAACATCAATCTTATTTGTCGTGGTTTTGCGTCTGTGAGAACTTTGATTGGTTGCGGGGATTGATATTGAGTATAATATTGATTTAATCCCGTTGCTGTAAAATTAACGAAAGAACCAAGAACTGATAAATCATCATTTATTCTGTTGGCGGCGGTGCTGTTTTCTTGGGTTGTAAATCCATTCTTTGCTTGTTGCGTCATTATAATAACGTTTTCACTCCATTCGGCGGGAAGGGATGCCGATGCTATACTCATCAAACATACGCTTCCCCTATCTTTAAAATAAAAAGCACTTTCGGGAATATCCCATACCGCAACACCGTTTGCGTAATCACTTAATCCATTCTCTTCGGCATCCGTCATAAAAAGAGTTACGTAATCACAAATAATAGAAGAGTTCATTATATATAATTTGTTAATATTTTATTTATCGTAGTTTTTCTATTCCTTGTGAAATAGCACTCGCTGTCGCTCCCGCCGCTAATAGTTGAGGCGACCCAGTCATCGTCCCCGCCGCATACGCTAATCGTCCGCCATTTTTCAAACCGAACAATCCTGCTTTCGCAAACTTATTTCCAAACCTCGCAAGTTTTTTAGTTTTCATACCGAAAATCGCCATCTTATATATTTACAAACTATTTTTTATTTTCCTCTTCTTTAATTTCGGGATTGTAGTTCTCTCGTATTTCTCTCAATAAACTATTTCTAAATACACTTTCCCTTTGCTTAACATAATGGATTGTTAAAGTTAAATTAAAGTTCGCCTTATTTAACTCCAATAATTTTCCCTCTTGGTCTGTGAGTTCTATATCTAAATGAGAAATATTCTGTTCTGTGATTTGATAATATAATACTTCGGGTGGGACGAAAAATATATATCCACCGTAATTGGTGTTATTCACTATACTCGCTATTATATTATTTGTCTGTCCCCTACTGTCTATATTATTCATCGTAAGGTTTCGTAATCTTATATAAATATTTGTTGTTCCTCCTAAATCGCATACACCGAGTGCGTTATACGAAGTCGCAGCGTGGGTCGGTAATTGTCCCGTTAATCCTAATTGACGAGTAAGAGTTGTTTCTTCGTCTATCGTTTTTGCTCCCGCTGTAAAGGTGAAGAGATATTTATTATTATTTCCAGTATCGTCAAACTCACAAGTTCCTACTGATGATATTGCTGTATTTACTGCTGTCGCCAAACTTTCGGCACTATAATTCCCTTCTGTTATTGTATAAGTAACACCACTTATCACTATTGTATTATTATTTGAAGTCACATTAAACATACTATTCGGCATCGTCATATTTGTTAATCCAATTATTAATCTATATCCGCTCGGTGCTACAATTGCTTCATTTAAATAAAATATTTTTTCGGCATCACTTATACTTACAACCGCATCGTTGCTGTGTAAAAATATTGATTGACTACTTCTTTCTGTATCGTTCAGATGATGGGACGGCATATATATTATATTATTATTTTAAAATGCTAAACCTTTGTTTTGTGGTTGGAAATAAACATTTGTATTATTATAGGTATATTGGTATTCATTATTAATTTTGGGGTGGAAACCTTCGGGCGTCTGCTCGGGATAAACTTTCGGGCGAGTTCCAAAAGTGTTAAAAGGTTCAAGGGTGGGGTCGTATGCGTGAGGAAGGACGCTGTCTAAATATACTTGCTGTCCTTCTCCACTTTCTTCGTAATAACTTGGGTCGCTAATATCCTCAAAATCAGCATCTATATTATTGGCGTATTCTCCGTCAAGTGTTTCGCTCATTATATACAATATTAATATATTTATTTATTTTCTCTTTCTTTTTTTAGGTGGTTTTCTGCGAAAGAACTTGCTGTCTTTTATCGGGTGATGCGGGTGTCCTGCTCCCTGATATGTCTTACGAATTGTGCGGAGTGCGGGTTGAACTGCGGGTTTGTATCTGATTTTCATTATATATTTATATGAGATATTCTGTCCTACAAAATCCTATATTGGTCTTTTTACTATGGATTTTTTTTTCTCCGTCGGTTCAGAAGAGAAGAATTGTTGGTTGTATTTAATCTGAAACGTTGGTCTATTGTCCCAAATGCTAAACCATCTCGCCCCTCTTCAAAATCTCTTGGGTCTGTTACTTTTTTTCGTAATTTATTTGAAATCGCTTTTTGTATTACTTTATCTACAAACTTTTGGGCGATTGGGTGTGACGCACCCTGAACTGTTTGATTTACTTTTGTTAAAGAAGATGTTTCTGTTGGGTGTTGAACTTTTTTAAACTCCGCCATATATATTTATATGAGATATTCTGTCCTACAAAATCCTATTTTTGCGAAAAGTGCGAGTTTTCAAAAGTCCCCGAAAAGTCCCCCAGTCCCCGAAGTCCCCCACTTTTCCAAACTAATTTTGAAATAATATAACTACATATTTTTTATTGGTTTTGTAAAATAGGTTTGGGATTTAGGGGGACTTGGGGGACTTGGGGACTTTTGTGGTTGGCGTAAAAATTGAAACTGATTGACGGCAACCTCTCTAACAGCATCAACAACTACAAAACAGCAATTATGTCGTCAAACTTCTGTGTTTCCTTCGCTCCCGAACCTGATAATGAAGATGATGAGTTTATCTTGCTGAAATACCATAAGATGATTGATTTTGTGGATAGTGAAAACGCAAGAGCAACAAGAGAAATCGCAGAAGCAAACCGATTTGTAAGATACAAAGTGGAGAAAGAAGATGAAAACACAAGAAAGGCGATAAAGATGATTTTGAAAGCGGGATTTACTGCTGGTGTGATGAACCAACATTTCGTAAATGGGGATTTTGAAGATGGTTGTAAATATTACGACAAATACGTAGAAACGTTAAGCGATTGTGATGAGTTTTTGAGCGAAAACTTCACCGAAGGTAAGTATCTTGACTGTATTAATCATCTTAATGGTGATAGGAAAAACTACGAAAAACTAAAAAAACTAAATCAGCAAAAGTTTGTAGTTCAAAAAGCATTAAACCATCTTATGACCCACCCAATCAATCAAGGTATTCAAGATATATTCCTTGATTAAAAATCTACTTCCATAGAAAAATCATTATCAGTTTTCGTCTTGGTGGCGAGAGCATAATCGCTCACCCGTTTCTCAAAAAAGTTTGTTTTACCCTCTATTGAAATACTTTCCATAAAATCAAAAGGATTATTTGTATTAAATATTTTTTTTATTTGTAATTGACTACACAGTCTGTCGGCAACAAACTCAATATATTCACTCATCATTTTTTCATTCATTCCCAGCAATCTACACGGTAATGCCTCACAAATAAAGTGCTTTTCTATTTCTACCGCCTCTTTGATAATCTCTCGTATTTTTTCCAAACTCGGTTTCTTCTGTAATTTGTGATACAAACAAACAGCAGTTTCCACGTGGAGTGCCTCATCCCGACTTATTAATTCGTTACTGAAAGTTAGACCATTCATAGCAATACCTCTTTTTTTCAACCAATATATAGCACAAAATGCTCCCGAAAACTGAATACCCTCCACACAAGCAAACGCAACAAGACGACTTCCGTAAGACCTTTTGCGGTCACCAATCCATTTTGTCGCCCAATCTGCCTTCTTTTTTATTGCTGGAAAATTATTGACCGCATTAAACAATTTGTCCTTTTCCTCCTTTTCCCTGACGATTGTATCTATCAAAAGTGAATACGTTTCGCTGTGTATTTGCTCTATGAAAGTTTGGATACTATAACACGCTCGTGCCTCGCTTAATTTAACTTCCTCCATAAAACGTCCTACAATATTCTCCATTACAATACCGTCACTCGCAGCAAAAAAGGCAAGAATACTTTTTATAAAATGTTGCTCGTTTTCGCTTAAAGTGTTGAAAATATCTCTATCTTTACTCATATCAATCTCATCTGTCGTCCAAAAACAACCTAATTGTTTTTTATACAGAGCATACAAGTCTTGATGTTGAATGGGGAAAAAGGTGTGGCGGTTGTTTTCTTCTAAAAGGATTGGTTCGGTCATCAGTATTATAAGAGGAGTTTTTTTTTGATTGTATCTGTTAATTTTGTATCACTAAATACCACCTTTACTCCAAACTTTTTCTCGTATTTTAACACCCCTTTTCGTAAGGTGGGTTCGCTCCATAATATTAAATCGCTCATAGAACTCGGGTTATGAACTCCTTTCGGGTCTTTCTTGTGACGATTAATATAATTTACTCTTGTTTTCTCTCTTTTGTCTTTATCAGGTTCATAAAATCTTGAAGATTTATCATTCATCAGAGTAAAATCTCTGTGTGCCGACGAACCGAAATGATGAATGTGATTATGTGACGGCATCACCATTACAAACTTTTTTGCTGGTTTGTTGCTACGAAATAAATAGTATGTATCCTTCATATATATATAACTAATATTTTTTTTAATCTGATGTTATATAAATGGACGAAGACGATACAGCAACCCCACCCGACGGCAGTAGCGGAGGCGGACGACAAATAGTTAATCACACATCAGCAAGGAGAACAGAATTAGAAAGTAGAATGGAACAAATAAGTAATCAGATTGATACGTTGGAAGAACAACAAGGGGCAGTCGGTGATAATCCACAATTAGACGCACAAATTCAAAACTTATACGACCAGTTCGGGGTTATTTCAAGAGAACTTGATTTCGGAAGCGGTTCTGACGCTTATGACGAAGACGCAATACAAAATCCAGACGATGTATTACCGCCACAACCCCCTCACCCACCACCGCCACCGCCCCCGCCACCACCGCCAAATTTTGTGGAGTAAATATTATATATATATCTCAATAAAAAACTCTTCGGGGTCTATTATTTCCATTTATTATATTATGTATTTATAAAATGTTTAAAAGAGATTTAGATTTTGGTTTCAAACAAGAAGATGATTTATTTAGTAGAATAAAAGACAAATATGGAGAGAAAGTATGTAAAACGGAGAAGAATTGCCGAGTTGATTACGAGAGCGATGATGTATTGATAGAATTAAAATCACGTAGAAATACTTACAGCAAATACCCCACAACGATGATTTCTAAATCCAAGATTGACTATATGCTGAAAAGTGGTAAGAGGTCAATTTGTCTTTTTAATTTTATTGATGGTGTCTATAATATAGAAATAACAAAAGATATTATAAACCAATTTGAGTTGCGAGAGGGTGGTAGGAGGGACAGAGGTCGTCCCGAACTGAACCAGTATTATTACATACCGATTGAATTATTGAAACTTCTTACACCATAATATAATCTTTCTCCAAGTTAAAGTTCCAACAAATCCATAAGGTGTAAAAAAGACATTTCGTTCTTACACCTTCTACCTTTTCATAATCATATTTCTCTCTTGGAATGATTAACTGAAACCCGCCCACCCTATCACTTAACTCTTTAAAATATTTTGTTTGAAGACTTGTAGATGGAAATAAAAGACAAAATGGTTTATTGAGAGAAATCAGTCTTTCCATTATTTTTAATTTGAGTTTTACAATACCTTTGATTTTGTAGGGAGGATTATCTACCACTATCTCGCCCTCGTTGCTCTCCCAAAAGTCATTATCGTTATGTATTATATTAAATCCCTTTTCTGTTAAATATTTCCCCGAATATCCATCATTATAAAAAGGCAACCATATTGTCTTTTCTTTTGGAATGTAAGGTATTATTTTGTCCCACACATACGAAGGGGTATTCCAATCATTATCATCAGTCCATTTAGTATGAGGCATATATATAAATAAATAAAAAATATTAATATATACAAAATCTACAAATCTAATTACAAATCTACCAAACTCTAAAATAACCCAAAAACCCAGTTTTTGCCCCCTGTTTTAACAAAGTCCTCTATATGGAACGTTCTCGGGACACTTTGCTATTTTGGGGGGCAAGAATTGGGTTTTTGGGTTTTTTTGGGTTTTCTGGGTTATTCTTCATCACTATCCATATTTATTTTACAATTCGTCTTTTTCTTCCAATTTACAAGAACACTCTTTTTACTTATTATCCTTTTCCCATCTTTATATTTTTGATATTCTTCAACATAGTATTTCTTCATTTCATTATTTTCCAATATATTGCTTTGCTTAAAATGTTTCATATTTGCTTTTCTCTTATTTGCTTTACTCATATTACTATATAAATCACTTTCTTTCCATAATTCATAAATATCTTTAATAGATACATAATCATAATCAGTAGGATTATCAACTTTCTCATAATTATCAATAAACCAATTATACATATCATCATTATTAAGTAAGTATTCTTTTGCCGAGTTCTTTGCTTCATCACAAATGTATAACTCATTAGGATTACCCAATAAATATTTGAAGAATGCGTGTTTGTTTTCCTCCTTCCACCATTCCTTTTTGTATTCGGGATTTCCCTTTTTAGCATTAGGATTATTTTTCAACTCCAACTCGTTACTTGTAAAGAACTGTGTGAAATCTACCTTCACAAGACGTTCTACAATCGCATCGTCTATACGACCTTGTAGAGCAATCATCTTATTCAACTCAATCACAAATGTTAAGTTTAGAATAGTGGGGTTCTTACCATCTTGATATAATCCCCGAGCATCAATCCGCTCATCACCAGTAAGGCGTTTAATATTTCCCGCTTTGATGACCTCATCATCATTCGGTTCGTTTGCGACAACCCATCTCTTTTTATGTAAATTACTGACTTCTGCGTTTGCTCCGCCTTTGATTTTATCAGTAATCACACACATATTGAGTTTTTGTCCGTAGTTTCCAACTGTTTCCATCATCAACTCATTTAACAACCCCTTACCATTTCTCCCGCCACCATTCGCCATAAATAGTTTTTCTTGACGTTCTCCCGACAAACCACTACGAAGGATTGAGATGTATGTTTTTCTCATTTCTTCTTTTGGAAATATATCTTCAAATATCTTCTTCATCAAACTTACTCCCTCTTCTGTTGGTTCTTCATAATCATATCCCGCTCTCATCGTAATATAATCCTCTTTTTTAATATCATATTCCTCACCAGTATCAAGGTCAAAGGCAATATTATTGAAACAGAATACGTGAGGCGTTTTCGCATCAAACCTAATATTTTGTTGTTTATTCATAAGACTAATTTTCATTTGCGACAAAACCGAGTTCAGTTTAGCGTGAGTGGATATAGACCCAATCGTTTTGCCTGTTTCTTCAATCTTTTTGCCTAAACCTCTCATCTCAATCTCTTCGGGGGGACAAATTTTTTGTTCTTCATATAATTTTTGTAGGTAGGCATTACACAAATCAATAATCTTTTTTTGAATAATATACATCACCATCTTATCGTCTTTTCTCCAAAATCTCTTATAATATACAAATATTTCTGCTTGTTCTGTAAATACAATATCGTCGTCCAAAAGTTCAATCGCCGCTTCTGCGAAACCTTTATCCGTCTTGCTTTTCACAAACTCAATCTTGGTTTTGTTTTCCAATATATTTTTATGAATATATTTTTCGTAGGCAATAGGATTGCCTTTTTTTGCGTAATAATTAATAGTGCCTTGTGTAAGTGTGATATTCTCGGGAGCATTATCCCAAATATTATCAAACCCTTCTTTATCATATTTATCACTCTTTCGTGAATATTTTATTGCGAGTTCTCTTGAATAGTTGTTGTCCTTCATTACCCAAACCAACTTTTTCCAAGAGTGATAATCATCCCACGTTTCCACAGAAACCATATCCAAAAGTTCGTCATCTTCGTCAATCGGGTCTGTTTCTTCTGTTTCTTCTTTTTTTTGTTTGATTTTTAGTTTTTTCTTTTTTGGAGGTTCAACCTTTTTACAAGTGCCGATATAATCAATAATATACTGGACTGCTGGGTCGTCATCATCAACAACTTTAAATATTGTATCAGTAAGATATTCTCTTGGGTTTCCGTCGCACCCGTTTTTTTTACATTTGGTTGCGGTAGGCGGAATGACTTGATTACCGTAAATCAATAATTCCAAACCACAATCATCTCTATGAATATTATTTTTACCAACTCCCCAAACTGCCTCTTTTAGTTTAGGTGAGTTTGTATAATCAATCAATACATTTTTATTACCTTCTGTGCTTGACGAAAACATACCTTCCTCGTTTCCTACCAGTTCTCGGTAATCACCAAGTAATTTAAGAGTTTCGTAACAATCAACATATTCACCATCTATTTTTTTACAGCAATCAAAGTCTAACGAAAGAATGAGTTTGCCGTTTTCTTGTTCTCCCAGTCTAATCCCAAAACCAACAGTATATGGTTCGTCGTAATTAGATTGTGCGACAATTGCGTCGTGAGGCATCTTCTCCCAACCCGTCAATCCATAACACCGAGAGTTAATTGGAGATTTTGCTGCTAAAACCTTGCCGTTCCATTTTTGCTGTTTGGTGCGAACATTCATAATCGTATAACCATCTTCTACAAGTTGCTTGGGGGTCATCATCTTGCTCTTAACATCATCCTCGCAATCCAAATCAATTTTTTCTGAAATTACTTCGTTTTCTAAATCACTCATTTTATACTATACATAGAAAATAATTTTCTAAATCAATTTTTAATTAATTGTTTTGAAAATTATTTTCCTAAACTTTCCCTGAAAATACAAAATTAGCGGCAATATCTTGGACGAATATTCTCCACTCGCAATCCAACCTCTCAATATTTATATCTCTTCTTAACTTTATCGCATCTAATACCCAGCGGATTTTATTCTCTTGATGAAAACAATCCTCTCCGTCATACCAATCGCTTAATCCGTTAATTTCTTCTATATATGGGTAGGTTGGGCGAGAATACATTATTATATTATTTTGTAATTGTAATTCAAGATTTTCCATATATATTATCTGAATATATTTATTCTACAAAAGCAGCAGCAACTCCCGCTGGATTACGATTAACCGCCGCCCGACCCGCTTTCATAATCTGTTTGCCGCCACGTTTGACCGCCTTACCACCTTTGACCGCCTGTTTGGTCGCCTGTTTTCCCGATTTGTATGCTTTGGCGGCGAACTTTTCCGCACCAGCAACATTTCCTTTCTTCGCTTGTTTTTTCGCCTTCTTTAACTGGCGAACGGTGCGTTTGCCTTTTTTTCCCGCACGACCGCCGTGTGTGACTGCCTTCTCTACGTTTCGTAAGAAATTAACTCCCATTTTATATATTATACAAAGAAAAATACTAATCTTCTTTTTCATTTTTGTCTTCTTCTTCAAAAATTAGTTCATTATAATTCCTAAAAAAGCGGAAGTCAGCACTCGTTCTTAACGATGTATCAATCAAGAGGAAATCGTAACGAGATTTGTAAGTAGCGTTAAAAATCTCTTCCGCTTGTTTTTTCGGCATAAGCATATATTCTTCTTGAATGGCGGTGACTTCTTTGTTAGTTTTAGGTTTGAATAAAAATATCATATTCGCATTAGACCGTAACGAAGGAGAGAGGTCTGTAATTTTATGACCGACAATCCACACCGAGAGATTTTTATGCCGACGATTTTTAATAGTTTGATTTAATATTTTCTCATTTTCTCGTGAGCGTAATTGTGAGGATACGTCATCTAAAATTAACAGATTGTGTTTATTATCTTCCACAGCGTCTTCCCCAATATCTTCCAGTAGGTCAAATACTTCGTGATTTAATTCGTCAAACTTTTGGTCGTCTGCTATTTTTTCAAGAGGACTATCTTTGATTGTTCCCGCAGAAGGTGATACAAAAATTACTTTATCAAACATTTTACGATATGAGAGTTTTGCTTTTTTATCTTTGGTAATTTTTTGCGACTTCAATAATGATACGATTAAATTACTTTTCCCCATCCCACTCGCACCGTTAATAATATAGAAGTGCGATGTATTCATAAGAGGTAGTGCGATGCTTCTCCCCTTACTGTCCTTTATACATTTGTCGCAATCCATCTCAACCTTTTTGACTTGTAAATCCTTATTTTCAATCTCTGTAATTTTCATTTATAATATAATAAGAGAATAATAATATCAAACTCCCCAAAGTCCCCCAGTCCCCGAAGTCCCCCACTTTCCCAAACCTCTTTACAGATTACGGGATGTGACTACAAAGAATTAGAATACAAAAAAAGGTTTGGATTTTAGAGGGACTTGGGGGACTGGGGGACTTTAATAACTCTTCCCTACCCTACCCAATCTGCGATTAGAAGCATTATCAACATAAACTCTTGAACGCCGAGATGCCCTTTGCTGTTGAGATGCTCTTGGTGCGAAATCGCTTTCAGGTTCTGTTAAATCCATAGGTTCTCCAAATGAAACTCTTTTAAATCCACCCTCCGCACCTCTACCGACGGATGTCCCCGAAGTTAATCCTTCAAAATCACTAACATCAGTAGGGGAAAATTGTGTATCGGTCGTCATCTCGGGTTCGGTCAATCGTCCCGCCCCAGCACCCGCTCTCCTAAATAAAGCGGAGGGAGTTTCGCTTTCGCTTGATTGATACATATCGCCAACAATTCTTCCCATATCTGCTATTAACCCTTCCGCTCTCCCAAAACTTATATTTGAGGAAGCAGAGGATGGAGCAGTAAAATCGCTGTCGGGTTCTGCTGCGGTTAAGGTAGAAGAACCAACATTACTTATATCACTTCCCGATATAACAGAATTATTATCGGAAATACTCGCCCCGTCAAAAGAACCAACATCAACGGTTGCTCTTGGATAGGCGACGTTCTGATGAAACGCCGTTTGTGCTTCTTGGCGGTATGCTGTTAAATCCCCCCTCAATCTTCTTAATTCGGCAGTATTAACATCGTTATAATTTCTTAAAGCACTTGCGACCGCTTTTTGAATACTCGGTTGTTTTGGTTGGTTATTGATGACCGACGGAAAGGGGGGGAAGTATAGAGGGATTTGATAAGGTTGTGGATTACGAGCAACATCTAACGCAAACCGCATTTTAGGTTTAGACGCTGACTTCTTCTTCTTCTTTCTCGGTTTCTTCAAGTCCCCGAGAACCACTTTCACAATTTGAGTTACATTCTGTTTTTGATTTACAATTTTTCTCGTCATTTAATATAACATTAGATAAACTATCTGTTAAAGTTACATTTTCGTTCCGCACTATAAGAGGGGGAATACGAGCATCCTCCAATTTTTTGTTCTCACACTCCACCATATATTTCAGAGTTTCGTCATCAAAACCGTTAAACTTTTGCTTATAATCTTCCAGCGAAATAAAATTAGGGTCAAGCATATTCATATCAATCTTCACATCTTGCTCTTCTTGAAATGAAGTGAATTGTTTAACAAATAAATTAATCTCATCTTGCGTCCAATCTCTGCCGTCGTCATAGACACTATCGTTAATAATATTATCAAGGTTATTATTTAGCAAATTAAAATCCGCTTCGCTTTCTAACTTTTTTATATTTTCCATATATATATAATGGCGAAGAAAAAAATAGTGAGGAAACCTATTGAGAAGTTAAGCGAAAAAGAACATATTGAAGTAATTGAAGATAGTAGCAGTAGCGAAGAGGAGTTTGATGATATTCCCCCGCCTCCTAAATTGGTAAAGGAAAAACCGAAAAGGGTGAGGAGTGCTAAACAATTAGCGAACGACCAGCGATTACGAGATATGGCGGCAGCGAGAAAAAATAAAACCGAAAAAGAAAAACCAAAACTAAAAAAGGAAGTTACGCTTGATACGCCTCTATACAAAGGCGAACCAATTAAGGAAACACCCCAAGAAGACCCCGACGATAAACCGCTTACGATGAAACAATATAAAGCACTCATCGCTTCTCAAAAAGCAGAAGCGAAATCAGCAGAAGTAAAACCAAAAAGAAAATATACGAAGAAAGAAAAGAAAGAAGCACCACCACCGCCGACCCCCACTCCGTCCCCCACTCCTCCGAGTATGATGTTTGTATAGTCAATAAATATTTTATTTAGCATATATAAATGGTAAATAAATTATTCATAGTTGTGATGTATAGTGATTACGAGCGAAATAGAATTGGATATTGTGGATTATTTCCAACGAAGCAAGAAATATTAAAACGTATTCCAATCCTAAATTATAACGATTTAGTATTTAAGAAAAAGAAATACAAAACACCGAAAGCATTATTTGACTGTGTGGAAGTGCCGATGAACCAAAAGATATTATTTAACTCTTACCATCTCGCCGACCATCGCCGATTTATTCAACCTCCACAGTTTGCTTAACATCTTGTTTCTGTGTAATGATTTCTGTGGGTTCTTTAATATTTGAAACATCGTATTCTTGTAGGAGGACATTAACACCAGTTCCCCGATTTGCTGATATTTTTCGCAGCATATCATAACTGCCTTCTTCGTCGGCATATTTTAAAACTGCTTTAATAATTTGACCTTCATTCAATCCAAGCACTACATATTTTTTTAAATAGGATGCGATAGATGCGGGTGTGATATGCTCTCCATTTTTGCGAGAGAATAATGGTTTTGTATCAGCATCCCCGAGTAATTCTTTCACAGCATCGGCAAACTTTTTAACAGCAATAATGTTTTTCTTTTGTCCGTATTTTTTCGCAGTCTTATAAACGTTGCGAATAAATATAACTTTATTCCCATCAAGAATAAGATGATTTCTTTTCTCATCATATTTGTCTTTTTTTTGAGAGTGTAGGTCAGCGAGAGCGATGTCTTGATTTCTCGTATTAATTTTAAACATAATGAAACTGGTAATATATTTGCGAGGGTCAGTTTCTTTTTTGACTGCTGTCGCAATCTCTTTATAAGTCGGCAGAGATTGTGTGAGATTTTTATTCTTGCTTACCTGAATATCTCTCTTTCTCTCTTTGATGATTTTATCCAACGCATCAAAGTTTTCCTTATTGTCGGCGTAAGAAAAAAGTTTCTTTGCGATTACGAATACACTGTATGCGGTAGATGGATTTTCCACATCTTTTATGTGATGTAAGATTGTATCAATAGGAATTTTTTTTATAGGTTTTCTCTTGTCGGTAATATTTAATATTTTTCGTAATCTCATATACGAACCAGCGTAAGACTTGGCGGTGCTTTCGCCTAATTCTTTGATGAGAGATTGTTTTTCTTTTTCCATTATATATATTACTAAATATATTATTTTAAATTAATTATTAAATTGTTTTATTATATTAATTCCTAAATAAATTATTCGCCAGTTTTACGCCCGAAACGGAAAATTATAGTTATTTTATTATAATTGACGTTTTTATGATGTTATAACAATATAATTATAATTATATTTAAATAACTTATTATTTTTGGGTCTTTTTAAGTAGTTATATTAATAAATTACTTAATAAATTATTTCTCGGTCAGCGGCATAGTTCTCCACCCAAGTCTTTCCAAACCAGTTTTTTTAATAATATTGTTCGCCTCTTCTTTTCCGTATTTATCCGCACACATTCGCAGATAGAACCCGATAAGATTGTGTGAGTATTCCTTCACATCTACCCAGCAACTCTCATACCCGACCACCCGAGTATAATCTTCAATCGTAGGTTCTTTCGGCAACTTCGGCGGGTCATAGTGGTCGTATTCGTCCTCGCTTTCGTAATCGCTCTCACTCTCATAGTCGCTTTTGTTGTTGTTGTTGTTCGCCATCTTGAATATGTCTATGGAGAGTAGGAGGAAATCCAAATCAATTTTTTTTTTAATTCGTCGCTTTCTCAACCACATCTGCGTCGTGACCTCGTCCTGTCGGGTATGGTTTATTTTGTCTTTTATTTTCAACATTCAATATAAACTTATATACTCTCGCCATCGCCCACTGTTCCGCCGAACTCACACCTTTACGCACTGAACTTGGGTTTGTATTATACGCACCCACACCACGATTAAACACTTCTCTTATTAATGCCTTTTTTATTTTAAAATATTTTGCTAATGTCCTTTTTCTTCTATCGGGTATTTTCTCTCCATATCTCTTTTCAAACTCTATTGTATATTTACTACGTCGCATATATATATGTATAATAGTAAAAAAATTACAACTCATAAACTTTTGTTCCGTTTATTTAAAGACAAATTACCACAAGATTTAACATTCTACATCAGTAAGTTTATTGGAAAATATTTTAAAGTTTATATTCCTAAAAAATGGGTTCGCTTAAAATTACCAAGAGAGAAAAGATTAATTAAAATATATTATTAAACTATTATTTGTGCTTCTAAATTTGCTACTTTGGTTTCAAGCGTTTCTATTTTTGTGATTGCCTCTTGTAATGCTTTCCATAAATACGGGGTGAAGTTTCCGTAATCTAATGCGTGAGGATAAATCACTCCTTCGCTTTCCATCGGGTTCTCACAGTAACCATCTTCATCAAAAGTATTCAAACTATTATCACAACAATTATATTTATCTGTTGTCGGTTTTAATGTG